CCTCGATAATCCGCATGTCAGTATTGCGGGCTTGGTCAACCTCTTTCAGGCCGACGATCGAAGACGTATTGACCTTAACCTGTTTGTCCAGAGCACCAACCCATGTGGCTAATATAACAGCCTGCAAGACAAGGCCGATGAGCGTTCCAGCCGAAATTCTCCGGTCCAGATGCCAGCCGCCCTTAATGTCATCGTCGTTCATAATCAAGGCTCGGAAATCGTTAACTCGCCAGCATCAACCAGCGCCATGATTTCGACATAATGGCGATTGCTTGACACTGCGGGTACGTTCATTTGTGACCCGTTCGTTAATGTCACGACGATCAAGGATGTGTCGGCATCGCCGTTCGGTTTTTGGGAATAACTCGCACTTTGAATGTTCATTTTATAACTCCGCGTCCACTTCAAGCCATTTCGTGTCAGACAGAACAATCGAAACGGAATCGCCCGCGGTTAAGCCTGATCCCGTCCGGGCCGAAGAATTCACATAAACAGAATTGCGCTTGGCTCCGGTGGTAAAATTTGAAGCCGCCGCAAACGTGAACCCGCTGTTGCTCATTGTGATGTCGCCCGCTGCCGAAAGCTGAGTGGTTCCGTTCGTTCGCATGGTGACAGGCAAACTCAGCAACCGGCCCTGTGCCCCTGACGTGCTGTAGGCTTGAATGCAGTTCAGATAATCATTTGAACCATCAGCCGTGTATCTGAAATAGTACCGCTGGCACTTGGCAAGGTTGGCGGCTTTGTCATCAGGCGCGAAGTCTGTCGCATCAGACCCGACTTCCAGTTTTGCATTAGTGACATACAAAAAGTCGCCCGCTTGCGGGTTCGTCGCATCATCAGACCAGATAAACGCAATGATATTATTTGCCGATGCCGTATCAACCGAAGCACTGACAGAATACGTTGCCCAAGATGTTGTGACCCCCAGATCAGCAGGCGTGTTTTCAAGTGTTGCGTTGGCGATTAGCGTTGGCGTTGTGCCGTCAGCGTTCCACGAAGAAATGAAATCACTGGTCACAGTATCCGCTGTTCCAGACCATGCAATTATCGCCGCCTTTACCGTGTCAATGCGAGCGTTTGAAACCTTGGCAGAGAATGAAAGGGTGACGGTGTTACCAATCGCACCGATGCAATTATCAGCCTCGATAATCTGCGCGAGGCCGAACTTTTCGCCCGTCGTTTCAATGTCCATCGCATAGGAATAACCATTGTCGTCGGGGCTATCGCTGGCCTGCGTAATGTCTACACTGTCATTGCCTTCCGCGAGGTTGTACCAGCGATCCAGCGTATAAGTGTCGTCCGCGTTTGCCGTGCCGCCCGTAAAGGATGTTCCACGTTGCGCAATCCGCATGTCACCGTTTATGAGAAGGTTTGGCCTGACGTTTGTTTCTGTGGGAGTCGCCTCCGGTGCCGACAACCGCGTGAGCTGAAACGCCGTGCCGTCGTATAGAAACATGTAGTATTTGCCGCTGACCAAATCCCCGGCACTGACCGCGCTGCCGTTAATCTCGACATCCTTCGCCCCAATCGAGTCCACGTTGATCGTCGCGGCCCCGGTGTTCGTTCCCCCGAGTTTGGCGATAAACATGAACGGATCTGGATACGCTGACAGAGACATGCCGCTGGTGAGCGTGATTGTGTCCGTGCCGCTGGTTGTCAACTCTCCGCTCAACAGGTCGCGCCATTTGGCAACGTCTGCCATCTCCGCACGCGCACTGTCGTTGACCGTGGACGGGGCCTGCCCCTCCGCCCAATTGATAGACCCGACAGAAGCGTTACTTGCCGCCGTGGTTGACCAGTTTAAAACCATGTATATGACTCCGGGTTTTTACATAGAAAAACCCGCCGAAGCGGGTTAGTGTCGTAGGATGACGAACAGTGATATTCACTCGCTCATCGTGGGCGCTGGTGTGGTGTTATTGGCCCCTACTTTTATTCGATGCAGAGTGTGGTTATTTGAATCAGTGACGCGCCCGATGTTCTACTTGATGGGCGCTTTAGTCGGGACTTTCTTATCTCTGGTTAACAAGCGCCCCGGACGCAATAGGAGCGAACGGGGCTGAGGCATCCAGCAATCCGCGTATCGGGCCTGTGACCGTTTCCGGGCGCTTCGTAAGGAGTGCCGCCAGCGCTTTTTGTCCTGGCGTTGTGTAGATAGATGACAGCGCACCAGCCCCCGCTAAAATCGTTGGGTCTAGCGCAATTGCGCCACCCGCGCCGAGCGCGTTGACCATCAATCGATCTGCCGTTCCGCTGTTTGGGAGTTTCTGAGAAATTACGTCCTTCCCCTCATCCGATAAATCCTGCATTAACGCTTCACCGCGAGCAAACCGCCCCTTGCGAACGGTCTTGTCACCGGCCTTGACCGCCGCGCTTAATTGATTGGCTGTAAACACGCCATCCTCTGCACCCTGAGATGCAGCTGCACGCTCGATTGTGGACACTTGAGCATGAGCCAAGTCAGCCGCTTTGATCTTTGCGGCAGCACGCGGGTTGTTCCTAATCATCAAGTTTCTAAGCTCATCCCTGACCGCGCTCAAAGCGTCACCAAGTTCGCGCTGATAGGCGTCTGTTGAGCCTTGAAAGTTTGCGGCATCCTTGCCGAGCTTGCTATCAATGACCTTGTATGTTTGCGCGTCCATACCGTCGCCAATAATCTTGGTTTGAATATCATCCATTTCCCGACTCAGGCGGGACCGCGCTGTTTTCCCAAGGCTTTCGCTCATGCCCATGATTTTTCCTACATTTCGGGCGAATGTCTCATCCATCTTGACCTGTACGCCATCGAGAGCTTCGTCATAAGCATTGCTAACCGCCTTTCGGGCAAGCCCAACAGCATCACGACCAACATCAACGGATTCCGGCAAGTTGGCACCAATCGGCTTGAGCGCTCTATTGATGACTACACGGTTAAACGACTTTATGCCTTTGGTCTGTGCAGACGAAATCATATCGCCAAGGATAGGTGCGCTCCTCAAGCCTTCCTCTGCACGCTGTGCTGCACCGCCTATGATCTGGCCGGGGGTTGGTGTTATGCCTTGATCCATCAAGGACTGGACAGACTTTCTAACAGTCGGGCCAACTGCCTTCCCGACAGCTCGCAAACCCTCTCCCGCAACAGGCCCAGCAACAACACCAAGCCCAACTTGCTTGGCCTTTTCCTCAGCAAAATTGTCAGTGTTATAGACTGGTTGCATTGCTGCCGAACTGCCGCCCGCTAAACTGGAGTATGCCACCCGAGGGCCAAGCGTTGCAGATGCCACGGGGGCCGCCGCAGCAACGGGCAAGGTTGCAGCGATATTTCCCACGACGCGCCCTGTATCCAATTCGTCCCGCATGTCGCCTTTGCGCCAGTCGTCTTGATATTCAGACTCAGCTTGTGCGTTGATCGCCTCGACGCCCTCCCGCTCACTTTTCGCCCACGCTTCAAACCCCGACCCGGCAGGGGCAACGGCCTCAAGGCCGCGTGTAATCATTTGAGCACCAGCGTCAGGGATGTCGCGAAGGCCACGGACAAAGCCACCAACAGGGCTGTCCTTTACGGCATCAAAAAACCCGCCTTCTTCGGCGGGTGTGTCAATTAAACCTCTGGAGCGGGCTTCTGCTAAATATGCCTTTTGCTCGTCATTCAAAAGGCCGCGCCTTTCGCCTTCAAGCATCCACGCTTTTTGCTTTTCAGTGAACACGGCCTTTATTCTCCTTGTCCCAGCGCTTGGGGATGACACCAAGAGCTATGCATTTTTTTTCATCGAACGGGGCAATGATGCCTCGATAACGGCCCTCGTATATCCAGTCTCGTTCATTCTGATTGGCCCAGGATTGGCGGCAATCTCTAACGATGGCATCGTCTGGAAGCGTAAATTCATAAGTCTTGCAATCACTGGCTTCCGCCGAAATTGCCAGCACTGAAAGGATTAGAGCGCATAAATTCTTCATTGCTCACTCCGCTAAAGGGATTTGAGCCAACACTACCACTTTGCGATGTCGCTTGTGTAGGAGATTTGTCGGCAGAACCTTCCGCGAACACGGCGGGCGTGTACTCAGGAAGCGGAGCGCGTTTGTAGAAATCAAGGTTAGCAGAAAGCCCGTTGACGTTAGATGCCCTCTCTAACAGTCCAACGTGATTTTGCTCAACAGCCATTGAAGCCCGCGCCGTCACATCAAGCAGTACCTTGATTTCCTTTTGAGTCATGTCCGCGATATCGCCGGACTTGGCTTTTTCGAGAACCTTTTGCTCATTTTCCGTAATCTGACCCTGGCCTTTTAAAAGATCCCGAGAGTTAAGGGTCAGTTCTGCCAATCCTTGAATAACGGTCCTGGTGCTAGAAAGACGCTCTTCTGACGTCTTCCCACCAACACCAAGCATAGAAGCAACCTGATCAATTGATTGACCAACAGTAGCCCCAGGGCCTGCCCATGCCTCTGGAAGGGCTTTGGAAATGCGATTGACAACCTCAAGCGTACCCCGAGCAGAATCAACAGCATCCGCACTGGCACCAACTCGCTTAATGGCGTCTGTTAGTACCAGTTTATCGGCAGACCCCCCCATATCGATAGTCGTTCCTGTCGGTTTCTCAAGAAAGTTTCGTGCAGCTTGCTCATATTCTGGCGTCCCAGGTTGATAGCCAGCCTCAATGAGTTTCTGACGCAGCGGAGGCACCTTGGGCTTGGTCATAAGATTCTTTACAACCTCTGTATCGCCCGCACGGATCGCCGCCGCCAACTGCGGATTTGTCTTGTCATACGATGAAGCCAGCTTTTCACGATGCGCAACCATTTTAGCCTCTTGTGCTGCCTTGGCCTGCGCCAACTTTTGCTGCTGTTGCTGCGCGGCCTTTGCGTCAGCCATTTGCTGAATCTGCATCCCTTGGTTTGCCGACTGGTTAAACGCCTGTTGCCCCGCCTGCACGCCTTGGTTCAAAGCCTGCCCAAACGAGACGGGCTTGCCTACAGATGGACCGCCAGCGGCCATCATAGCCGCACCCAAAGACAACAAGCCTTGATTCTGCGCGTTGCTCAGACCTTGCGCCCCCAAAAGGCCAGCGGGAATGTTCGTAGGAAATAATCCACCGACAACCTTGTCATAGATACCCATCAGCCGAACCCTCCGAGCAAGCCACCCGCCAAGGCACCAAGCCCCGGCGAACCGACCATATTCCCGATGCTTGCGCCTGTTGCCGCACCGCCAAGGAAATTAGCTGCCGTGTTTGAATAAACAGGCGTTGATTGCGACCCCTGCGAACCATACCCACCTGAAACCAGACCGCTATATTGAGCGAGTTTGTTCCAAGGCTGGTTTTGATCGTAATTGTAACGATTAACCCGGTCTTGCAGTTGCGCTTGTGCTTGCCCCTCCCGCGCTGCACCGACATTGGCAAGCTGTGAAGCGTCCTGATAGTCCGTCATCGCCATACCAGGAGCGGTCTGCATTGCCATCATCTGATTGCTGCGCTCGTTCGCATAATTGTTGTACGACATGCGCTCGCCCATCTCTGTGAGATTGCGGCCCAGCGTATCCTCTGCGCGATTTCGGGCGTTGGCGTAAAGGCCAGACCCCATGCGGCCAGATCCGGCGAACTGGCTATCGATTCCGGGTGCGACCTGATTGTTGAATTGATCGGTAACAACGTTAGCCGCCTGATTGTATGCGCCTTGAAGAAACGGGTTTCCGGCTGAGAGGTAGTCCCCACGAACGGCGGCAAGGTTTTGATTAACCGCCTCCTCACGCAATGGCGAGCCGGACAGCGCCCGGTCTTGCGTCATTTGCAGGGCTTGCTGTGATTCCGGCGAGAACTCAACGACAGTGCTATCAGGATAGTATGAAGGCCCATCTGCATTATACAGGTCTTGGGCCTGCCCAAAAATATCCTGCAAGTATTCCTGTTGCGGCCCCCATGGAGAGGAATTAGTCGTTTGCGTCACAACTTGCGGACTGTCGTCGCCGCCGCCGCCGAATAGATCACTTAACCAACCCATGAATTTAACTCCTTAACCGCCGAGAACGACATATCTGAAAGTCCTGTCTGTCTGCGCATTGTTCGCGTGTGTAATGGTGAATGTTTGCTTTCCTTGAGCGGACACATAGAACCCGCCCGCCGCTGCTTCTGCCGCCGCGTTCGCCGTTGTCGGCATAAAAAGGACAACCGAAGTCGCCCCCGCTCTCAGGTCAGAAACAACCGTCGATGCCGCGCTTGCCGTGAGCGTTACGGACCCAACCGCGTTTATTTTGCCATCGATCACGGCGTTGACCGCGTTAGCCAAAAGTCGTCTATGCCCGCCAGCATCTGCCCAGGTCGTAGGGGCCTGCGATGTGAATGTATCGGCCATTAACGGAAGCCGTATTCCTTGGCGTAAACGTCAACGCCTTGGGCGTGTTCAAATGACCCTGACGTGTTCACCCGGAGCTTGTGATAGCGCCCCATAGATCGCATTGCAGCGTCACCAATCGCGTTGATAGTTGCTGCTGCCCCAAAGGTCGTTGTGCCGCTGTGTACGTCTCTGACGCCCGCCTGAACGGTAACTGTGGCAGACCCATCGATGACAGGCCGCACACGCTGAATAAGTGATTGATTGTTACCGGAAAGCTGGAACTCTTTTGTCTCGAACGTGGCATCTAGTGCCGTGCCGTTCAAATATGCGAGTTTGTTGTCTGTATCGAAACACGCCAGCAATAACTGACCGCCCATCCATTGCCGGGAGTCAAGGCTTGCTGTCAGTGCATCAAGTGATGCGTCTACATCGTCCAGCCCGTCCAATGTGTACCCAAGAGACATGGCGCGGAATATCATCTGCGCGTCAAATTCGGCAGTTGACCACTTGTTTGTGTCCCAATTGAATAAAATAGCCTTGTTCGGCGTGCCGTCTGTCGAGCCAGCCCCCGGATAAACCCAAAATACCACTTTATTAATCGGGTCGGCCGCGCCCCAAACCTGATGCTTGTAGTTCTGCTGAAAGTCGTTGAAGAACGTCTTATCCACACGCTCCGCGCCGATAGGCTGCGAACCTGTGCCGTCAAACATGTAAAAGCCATCGTCAGCCAGATAAAACACTGACCGCCCCCATGCGACCACGCTTTGTGGGTATAGTGTGCCTCGGTTCTGCTCTACGGTGTCGAACTGCATCACAACCGGCGAACCAATGTAAGTCATTCGGGTGATGGCGTAATCTTGAATAACCGTTGCATATTCAGATTGACCAACAACCCGGTTAACCCACCCGTTGCGGGCGTTTAAGTCCTGAAAATCTGCCTGTGTTGTCGCACTGACCGCCCATGATGCGTTGTTGCCGAGAGCAGACCACCGAACGCGGTAGGGAACCGACCCGTCAGACGTGTCGTAAGTGTTCCCGGTAACAACGAAGTCCCTGTATGTCGTGATGTGCCGCGCACGCGGGGGTGAGCCGCCTAAGTTACTAAAGGCCGATGACGTTCCCATCGTATAAACCTGGATTTCGTCTGTCAGGCCATTACACGCCATGACGTCAGACCCGTATTGGGTGAACTCCCAAACGTCATCAGATGCCGTTGTATAGGTCGATCCGCTCACATCATTAAACGTGGTGTCCGCGAGTCTGTAGAGCTTGGACGAATCACCCACGAAGTTGTTTACATTGCCGTCCGCGTCTAGCACCGCAACACCGCCTTGGCATGGGTTCGTCAGCGCTGTGGAATAGGCTGAGAGAGACGCCAAAGAGCGATAACCCATTGCCGCAGGAATGCAGTTTTTCGCCACCGTCAGGCCAGGGTTGCCCGTTTCAGGCTGATCCGGCAAGTATTGGTCAAACGGGATGGTCTGAGGAGGGCGCATTACACCGCCCTGATATCAACGCGGGTTTGCAACGGCCCGCCGCCGAACTCTGAACGCTTCGACGCAAGGCCAAGCCCCTCAAGACCACGCTGTAGCAGCGCACCCCATACAGGAATGCGCTCGTCGTTCATCAAGAAACCCTCTGCCGAAACTAGCGACCCGTAGAGGTAAATATCAGGGTAATTAGTCAGCAGCCAGTTTGTTGAATTGCTCGCAAGGGCTGGAATCTTTTGATAATAGGCAAGCCGCACGCTGTACGCGCTGTCAGGCGTTGGCCCAAACCGAACGTTTGCACCCTCAATCGAATATAAGACGGGCTGGCCTGTCTGCCCGTTGGCATAATCCTCATCGATCTGACCCGCAGATGCCGAGGACAAAACCCGCTTGGGTGTCGTTTCCAACACGAACGAACGAGGCTCCAGAAAGTCGCTAGGTAGCGCAAGGGTCGCCGTGCCTGCAACAGTGGTCAGCGTTGTCGTGGTAATCATCTGACGGTCGCGTATGTCGCGATTGAAAGCGGCCTCCGCGAGCGCGATAAATTCAGGCGTCCGGCTGCTCAGATCGTCACGGACAAGCCAGTTATCTAACGCCGTCTGCAATTCTGTGTAATTGCTAATCGCCATTTAACGCGCTCCATAGATGCCCGCGTCCCAATGAGACGTGAGCAATGTTGTTTCTGACAAAAATGTGACTTTTGCGCCCTGCCCTCTGGCAAAGCCGATTAAATATTCCAGGTTCGGGCGCTGGTACGAATACTCCTCAGTGCCGCTAATCCCGAACAGCGATATGTCCGTGCGGCCCTGATAAATCGCCAGCCCCAACATGAATGAGGTTGTGCATTCCAGGTATTCACCGACAACCGCCGTCACCTCTTTGATCGGGTATCGAACCGCGTTCGGTGCCTCGCCGGTCATGACGTAGACAGGTGCCTCTAGCGCCTCATATTCGCGCCGTGAGCGCACCCACGGGTCATGAGGGTCAAAGTAGGCATCAAAGCTGTCATCGCGACACCACGCCATTCCCCAGCGCTCTACACCGCCTAAAAACGGCGCGTGGCCCGCATTGGGGTTAACCCCGCAGATTAATACTGGAACAGGGCTGTTCTGAGGTGACGCCATTCGGGGTCGTTCAGTTTCTTCTTGAGGTACTTGCTACGCTCTGGACCTGACAGAGCGAGGAAATTCACGCCGTCCTCAACCATCCACTTTTCAACAACAATCATCGGGATTGACGCCACCCGCCGCATGTCGCGGGCTTCGTTGTATCCGTCGCCGCTGGTTTGCAGAATCTTGTTGTTTTCAAGAATAGGTTCAACGTCCTGATAGCGGGCGATGCCTACCTTCGGGGTGTGATTGTCGTGCTCATAGTGGAATTCACTATGCGTAAAGTTTTCATCTTGAGGGGGGGCTTTTTGCCCCTCCCCCAGAATGAACTCAGCGCCGTCCAAATCAGACATGATCAAGCTCTGTGACGTGTAGATTGCCGCCTGTTGAAACCTGAATAGCCGAGACGGTATCGCCTGGGCTGATCTGGAATACTTCGGGCGTGTTGGCTGGCACATAAACGTCAGAGGTAGTGGCAGTCCCGTCCAGTGAGACGAACGCCGCCGTGGTGACAACCACACGCACGGCGTATGTTTGTGCGCTTACTGCCGACGATGTGCCTGCGGTTCCGGTATACGCCACAGTCTGCGACGCCCCCGGATGCCATACGCTATCTTGTGCGCGGGTCATAGTTACCTCCGAATGATGATAGTGCCGAACACTTTGACCGTGTTCGTTGACGCGCCATCGGTTTCGATTTCAATAGAGCCGCCCTCAACGACATTGTTGTTCGTGGTAGGCTCCAGCGTATCCACATCACCAGCGGCACTTGATGCCGTGGCAACGGTGATGACGCCTGCGGTGCCTTCGGCTGTCTTGACCGTCAGATCCGCGTCTGCGGTGCCAATAGCGCCGTTTAGGACGGTAATGACTTTGACAATCTGACCGCCGTCAGGAACAGCGACATAGGCTTGCCCCGCCGTTGAAATGTCATCGATTTCAAACGTCAGGAAATAATCGTTTAGTGTTCTCATGATTGCGTATCCTTTCCTAAAGCCCTTCGCCCACGCCTGGGTGTTCCGGGTGGTTAAATGAAAAGGGCGACCCCGAAGAGCCGCCCCATCCATCAAATTGCCTCTTGCGATTAAGAGGTTGTCAGGTCGTACACCGCGCCGGACGATTTCTCGTTACGGGCTTCGAGGGTGTATTCGCAGATGATCTGACGCTTTTCAGCATCACCCGTCTTTGCAAGCTCTTCGGTTTTCATGTTCCGAAGGAATGCAACCGCCCACATATCCTTTTGCAGGATCAATGCGGAGCGGGAACGGGAGAAGCGGTTCGGCACAATGTCCAAATCGCCAAAGTCAGAAACGTACACGTCGATCGATGCGTACAGCTTCTTATCTTCGGCCTTGTCCATGCGCGTTGCGCCACCTGTGAAGCCGCTGATCTTCTGCTTGTTGAACGAACCAACGACAACACAGTCAGGGTTGCCGCCTGCATCCCAAGCCGCAGCGAGAGCGGTTTTGAGTTGCGACTCTTTAAACACGCGCTGCGTGCCGTCAGAGCGGGCGTCCGTACCATCGCCAGTGGCAACAGTCGCGTCACCAGCTTCATCGATGTTGGTGACAATCCACGATTCCAGGCCAGCAAGTTCGCGGGCGCGGGTGTCCGTGCCGACGTTCTTTGCGTTGTTCGCGCAGATATCAAACTCCATATCGCGCTTCATTTCTTTGCCGCGCTTGACCAACTGGTAGGCCATCTCCTTGTTGCGGCCAGCCTTGTTGACTGCCTCAAGGGTGCCTGTGACCAGAGCGGTCTTTTTGGCAATCTGACAGTAGTTTGTCAGACGGGTTGTCGCGGAAGGCGATGAGAATGTGGATTCGTCACCCTCAATCACAGCGTTTTGAGCTGCTGCGGCAAGGGTGTCGGTCTGCCATTCGTGCAGCGTGTTCGACGCCTTGGTTTTGGGAATCATCGTCAATACAGGCGTTTCCACCGGATCAACGTTGTAAATGAAATCGACCAAATCTTCGCGAATACCTTTCGCGTCATAGGACGAATAAGTGCCAGCTACTTGAGCCATCTTTCTAACTCCATTTCAAGGATAGCGCCACCTCACGGTGGGGCGTTGTGTTTACGACAAGAGATAATCCACAGCGTCATGTACTGACCCTGTGCGTTTCACCTTTTTGAGAGCGGCGTCACGCGTTTTGCCGTCAACGGGCTTGGCACTTCCTGGCTTGACAACTTTGGGCTTGCCCTTTGCTTTCGCGGCGACCTGAGTCGACTTTGATTGCAAGCGGCGATAAGCCAATGCGTCTCTAGCCATCAACAAAGCGCGATGGTCATACAGCTGACCCAACTCCTCGGGTGTCCAGCCGTAATCCTTCATCAGTGATGCGATTTCCGTCTTTTCCTTGGTGGCAATCTTTTCATCTCGCCATTCAGGGACACGGGACAACAATCGCTCCTGTTCGCTTTGAAGCTGCTTAACCAGTTTCTGCTGCTGTTCTTGCTGTTGGTGCTGTGAAAGTCGCTGGCGTTCGGCTTCGAGAGCTTGCTTGCGTTCCGACTTCTCACGCCACTGGTCACGTTGCAGCATGTATTCGATGGGGTCCGTCTCGCGAAGGGTGTCCCAATCGGGTTCTGGCTCAGCGTCTAATGTGGATAGTTGCTCAATCCGTTCGGCATAGCGCTGCCGTTCCGCTTCCAACGCCTGAATTCTCTGCGCCTCGCTCTTGCGTAGCTCAGAAAGTTCCTGCGTCTTTTGCGTGTAATCTTTCTGCCGAAGGTAGCCTTTTTTGACTTCCTCAAGGGTGATCCGCTCCCCGTCGATTTCAATCTCGCCAACTTCCGGCGTGACTTCTTCTTCGGTTTCTTCGGATGCCTCGATTTCGCCATCATCAGCTTCATCGTCATCAGATTGTTCACCGTCATCAGGTTCGGCCTCGGCTTCCGCTTCGACCTCTGCTTCTTCGGGTGCTTGCCCCTCATCGGGCGTCTCGTCGTGTTCCTCGGGTGCAGCGTCTTGGCTGTCCAGGAGTCCGGCGAGTGCATCCACGGCGTCCGTAGACGACATGGGTTGATCGCCAGTCCCTTGCGGGGTGTTGGCTTCTGACATTTAAAAATCTCCATTAAAGGATGGGACTGCCTCACGGCGTTCCGTTCAGAGGAACCGGCGTTTTCCTGCCAATTCCTCCGCTCTACGCGATGCAATCTTGCCAGTCTCCACTATTTCATGGAGGTGCTGGCGTACACCGCGCACAACTTTGACCGCTTCCATTAAACGGTAGCGTTCAAGGTCATTCTTTCTGTCCAGACCAAGCATGGCCTCGACGTATTCGTTTTCAAGGGATGCGAATGCCTCTGTTATGACATCGCTCTTTAATAATTCCAGCGCCCGATGGCCACGGGCAAGGCGTTCGTCATCGTTCACCCGGATGGCTCCCGGTTCCGAACGCGCCCCCACCAGATCCAGAACCGCCACCGACTCCGGGGTCAAACGACCCCCAGCCCAAACCCGAAGCGGGGTCAATATCTCCGATATCATCAACGAAGCTGACAGAACCCTCCGGCCCTCGTGAGTCATTCGCGCCGAACGGGTCATTGCCCGGTGTGTCAATACCGTAATATCCACGCATAGCATCTGGCGTGCTGATAAGCCCGAACGTGTGCCCGAGGTTCGTACCAAAGCCCAGCCCGGTCATGCCAAGCGTATCTTGCATGGCCATGTTTTCACCAATATTTCGGCCAAAGAATCCAAACGGCACACCCAGAATAGGCCCGCCTAACAAGTTACCCGCGAGAGAACCAATCACGCTGCCCGCTGTAACGGAGACTGGGGCTTGAGTTGCCAAGCCCCCCAGTGCTTGACCCATTATGCTGCCGACTGGACCGAGCAGGCCGGAACCGATGACGCCGCCCGTTGATATAGCAGTGCTATCGTCCGTATCTGCCAATGACCCCAAGGGGTCATTTCCAAACGAAGTCACATCATCCCCAAAACCGGTGATGGTGTCGGAGATATCCTCGCCAAATTCGTTGATTGAATCGCCAATTGTGCCGAGAGGGTCACTCGCGAACGCGGAAACGTCCTCACCATACCCGGTCAAAGTCTGATCGATAGACCCGGCGAAGTCATTAAGTGCTGAGTCAACGCTAGGGATTCCACCTAGAGAACCCCCAGAATAGCCTCCACTAGCATCATCAGATATTCCATCATAGAAACCTCCAAATTGAATCCTGCTATCTGTATCAGAATCCGCAATGGATGTCACATCTGGAACCGTCTCAACGCTGGGAACCGACCCCCACGCCATTGGTGAGCGAACAGGGCGTAAAAAGCGCTCGTTCCGCTCCTGGTAGGTGGCCAGATAATCCTGAACGCTTGGCACGCCCAATCGCGTTGGCGACGGCGTCGTGTCGAACAGGCTTGGCCCGTAAGTGGGCTGCTCATAAATAGGCATCAGAGGTGCTGCTTTGGAATGCCGTAACCGAACAGCAAGTTAACGTATTCGTTCCAATACTCGGGCGAAACACTGCGGTTGGGAAAGCCAAGAAACTGATTGGCCACGCTGCCAAGCTGCTCAGGTGAGGCAGACTCCGGGTTCAGCAGCCCCGGCAAGATTCCAACCTTCCCCTGGTTAATCAAGTTAGCTGAGTCAGTCCCGTAAGATGACAGCGAAATCATTGCCCGGTCGTCGCCACGCTCTCGCCCGAATTGAATAGAACCATTCCCCGGCGATGCCGTGCCCGTGTCCTTGTGCAATTCCTGCCCGTAGCTGTCATTCAGCCAGCCACTAAAGCGGCTGTTAACAACGCCCGGATCACCCTTTACCCATTCAGTCATTTCGCACCCCTGACGATAAGTTCATCTTCTGGAACGTCTAGCAATCCAACCGGCTTCCCGTTGCGCTCTAGCATTTGCATCCGGTTAAGAACGTCTTGGTCCCATGTGACGTAATTGCGGCTGCCTTCACCTTTCCCACGACTCATACCGTCATAGTATTTCAGGCCGGGGATGCCAGCGCGGGCCAACAATTCGCTCGCCCCCATCGGGTCCATCCTAACCACACTGTCCCCGCCTCTCCCGGTTTCTCTAGCCACAGTCGCGGCCACAGATTCATAAAAATCCTTCCCTGACTTATGGTCGGATTCTTTTACCCCAAGAGATGCCAAAACTCCCCGCACGCTCTCCGGCTGATCGCTCAGCGGCGCATCCCAATCGAGATACCGCGCTATGTCCTCATCGGGGAGGTCGTGCTTGTAGAGGTGGCTTTCGCCCTCACGCCAGCGCGGACGCGGCATTTCATCGCGGGCCACCTTCAACGCCTCAGATAAATCGTCCCCCATTTTTGTCTGTTGCTCAAAAAAAGCATCGAAGAAAACAGGGTCAGATAAAGGCCCGTCCTTTCTCTTTTCAGCTTCCCGCCAAAGCATTGTTGTTGCGTTTTCCGCGTTTCTCACACGCGCTTCATCCGGCATGTCTGGGTATTTTTCACGCATCTTTTCCAAAAGAGACGACTTAAATTGCAGTTTAGAAACGTATTGGTCAGCTTCAACGCCGCTAGTTGGCTTTAATTGTTTCTGATAAATCTCGCCAACCTCACGCGCCCCCGCATCATACCGACCCCACCCATAAGCCTGTGCGCCCTCGCCCTTGCCGACATGTTTCAAACTGTCCTTTGTGTCGCCGGGACCGTATTTGTGAGGCCCGCCCTGCCAAACATGAGCAGACAAAGAACCCGCAGGAGCGCGGAACGGCAATACTGCGTTTGTCCCAAGCAAGCCCAACGCAAGCTCCGTGTTCTGACTGCCATCATTCAGCCCCGCGACCGTGTCGGGTGCCTCGCGCATCGCCCCGTCGATCTGGTCAACTGCTGCGCCCGCAACGCCCGTGAGGGCCTTGGCAGGCAGTGCCAACAAGCCTAGCGCTGTGTCTGGGTAGTCGTAATTCTTTGCCGCGTGTGCAGCACTTAAAAGCCCGCCAATCGCCCGCGTAGGCAAAGCGTTATCCGGCGACGATAGAAGCTCCGCAGCACGCTCAGATAGAAGCTGACGATATAAATCAGACACCCGGAACACCTAGCTCTTGCGTGCGCTCCAGCCTGTCCAGCAAGTCCCTCAGATTGTCATTGTCGGTGCGAACCTGTTCAATCTCAGCACGCAACTGAATGTCTGCCGCAGCCTGTGAATTGTCGGATTCAATCTTCGCCGCAGTTTTCTCAAGGTCTGCGCGGATCTTCGCCAGATCAATCTTGGTGCTCTGGTCTGCCTTGTAACGGTTAAGTTCAAGCTCTGCCTGTTTGTTTGCCGCCTTCGCGTTCTCAATGCGCTCTTGAGCCTGTAACATCAGCATGTTCGGGTCAGGCGCAGGCGGTGGTGCAGGCGGTGCTTGTGTCGGGTCTTTGAAGTATGCGTCGATGTTCTTGATTCCGACCGTATCCAAAACCCGCTTCATGGTGTTGCGGTACTCAGCAAGCCCGACAATCGGGTTTTCCGGTCCTAGCGCACCCATGAGTTGCTCTTGCTTTTGAGCGATAAATGAAAGCTGTTGAAGCTGTTGATCCCGGTTGCCATGACCCAGCCCAACGGAGACGCGAATATCCATGTCGCTATCCCATGAGCGCGGGTCCATCTTGACCCATTTGTTGCCGGAGATGCGAATCTGTCTGGCGTCGTTCTGGTTCTCGATCACCATTTCAAGCATCGCCTTAAACAGGTCACGGACGCCCGTTTCCGCGAACTGACGCGCTATCATCTCCATGCGCTGATTAGCCGCCGCATTTGCAAGGTTCGCCGCTGTAGCAGACTGATTCTGCAATGCGTCAGCGTCGATGCCTTGCTGCTGCCGGGAAACCCCCGTTCGTCTGGCGTTCACCTCATCCAGGTATTGCATCATCGGGAGCGACTGCCCTGCCGTGAACGGTCGGACAAGCTCTCTGATGGTGTTGGGTGCTTTAACGAAGATGTTATTGCCGGGGGCCGTCTGCACTAACTGGTTTGTATCTTCAATCCCGTTCAGCACAACCTCACGTTCCGGGTTGTTTGACAGGTATAGGTTATCCAGCATTTGACGCAGCAGCGTTGACTTGATTTCCTGCAAGTCCATCGTCAGGTCTGCGATCGAAAGCCCGATGATTTTGTGCGGAACCGGAATCGGTGTAATCACAGCGAAGGGCAGGCGGTCAACCTCGTCAATCTCCAGTATCTCGCCGTTCTCAATGCCGCCCAGCTTCACCATAAGAAGCTCGGCAACACCGTCGCCGTCACGGTCTGCCCTGATGTATGCCTCAACGATGCCGACCTCCTCAAGCATGGGGTCGCTGAACTCAGAAGCCCCACCCGTGTAGTCCTCATCGGCATAGCGCTGTTCTTTTTCGCCCTCCGTCATAAACTCGTTATAGGCGGGCAGGCCCATCACTGTGTCATAGTCGTATCCGTCAGCGATAAGGTCTTGACGTGTCACGGGCGCGTGATGACCGATAAACCGCGCCGTCTGCAATGAACTCTCGCGCTTTGATACCAGAAACTCCTCGGGCGGCACATTCACAATCTTGAACCGATTGGCCTCACGCCTGCGCTTGATCTTCACGTCATGCGTTACTGTGACAACGGGGATTTCTTCACCCGTCATCGGGTCCGCCTGGAACGTGACCTCCTCGTTTTCGGTGTGCTCTACAATGTCGTGATTGTCGGGGCTGGTTATGGTGAGATACTCATCGTTATCCAAGCCCTCGAACGTGTGGAATGAGACGATTTCCCTTTCATCCCACCAGAACTTGACCACGCCCAGCTTGTGCAAGAGCGCGTCTTTAAACCACGTTTGCAGCACTTCCCAGCCGTCGTTGTCGTTGTAGAAAATATGATTGAGATACGTCTTGGCGTTCTCTGCCGCGCCCTCATCCTCTGGACCTACAGGAATGCAGTCAACAACGTCATCGCCAGCCGTGAACACCCGCATGAGAGATGGCATCATCCACTCGATCGTGTCAGCAACCTCACGGACAACAACCTTTGAGCGCCCGTCTTGCTCCCATCCGAAATGGTCGCCGCGATAATACTTGGACGCCTTGCGCCGATCCTCGCTGATCTGCTGCCCGATGTATCCAACACTGTCGCGCACTTCTGCTACAACAATGTCTTTCACATCATCGTCAGTCATGCGTTTAGACTTTGCCATTAAACAATCCAGTTTGTGTCGGGCCTGATAAGGCGCGTTGATTTCGGTTTAGTTTCTTGCAGGCCAACGGCTAGGTATCGCATCGCGTCGGCGTAGTGTGATGTCCAATCGTGCAAGGGCTTGGCTTTGAACACTCTGCGCTTCTCATCAAACTCTGTTCGGTACTGTCGCAATGCCCGAACCAAGTCCCTTGTCTTTTCCTTGTCGAACCAGAAGCGCGGGAACAGGCGGCGAACGGCGTTAATGCCGTCATCCACGCCTATGTTTGGCACCACTGTTGGGTTGATACCCAGGTCAACAAGTGTGTCGTATCTGGACCGCCCCGACCCCAACTCCCGCACCTCAACATCGTGGGGGAACAGGTAATCTCCGTAGAGATAACCCCGGTCCTGTAAAACTTTTGCGTAGTGGGCCAACCCGTGACCACTCGCCTCGTATGAATCGATTATCCGTATTTCTCTGCCGACTTGCTGAAAGAATATCAGCGCCGTGCTGTCGCCAATCCCCAAGTCAAACGCCACATTAACCGGGACGCTGTTTTCAACAGGGACGCTGCATACACGCTCATCCTCATCGACAACCGCGAAGTCCCTGCCGTAATAAGCCCCCTGCAATGCCGCTTGAAAGCTGCATTCGTATTCTTGCGCGAACTGCTCGACCGTCATGTCCCGGCGTGCCGCCCTAAGCTCGTCAGGTGGCAAGATGCCCGTCTGCGATGACTTGAGCATCAATGAGAACCACTCAGGGTCATCAACGCTGCGCTCGTACACCTCGTAAAAAGCGTTCTCGCCCTTCGGCGTGCCGATGAATACAGCCCAGCCGTTTCGATCGGATAGAGCCGGACGAATCACCTCAGTCCATGCTCTCGGGTCCATATCCGCGAACTCATCAAGCACAACGCCATCAAAGTACACGCCACGGAGCCTGTCGTAGTTGTCAGCCCCGTACAGCCGCAACCGCGCACCGTTCGGGAAATCAACCCGCAACTCGCTCTCGTTGAACGTCGCCCCAGGGACTTGAGAAGCGAAGTCCTTGACGTACTGCCATGCCACGTCTTTAGCTTGGTTGTAGTGTGGCGTGATGTACGCAAACCGGGCGTTTGTTTTCTTTGTCGTTAATGCCGCAAGAACCAGATCCCCAATGCAGGCGACTGTCTTGCCCGCACGTCTATGGGCAACGATGCAAGCCCATCGCTGTGTGCGCTCGTGAAAGGGAACGAATTGTTCCCGGCTGGCGTACCTCATTCAGTGTCGAGGTTACGCTGCACGTTGGTTAGGATTTCGATTTTTAGCGTCTCACCGTCATTGTTCGCCAACTGCATTGGAAGAACCTTGCCCAGCAACGCCATGAAAGGGCCGGGGTTCTTTTCTGCCTGCTCCTCAAGATACCCGACCATGCCCGCCTGACCTCCGGCTTTGTCTGCCGCCTTGAGAATAGCGTCCTTGAGTAGCGCCGTGCTTTTGTTTGGCACGCCCTTTGGCCGCCCTGGTCCTGGGCCTGGAGGCAAGTTTGACTTTTTCCTTGTTTTTTTAACTGGCTGGTCGCTCATCTTTCGCAATCCTCATTGGGGTGCTGCGTTAAATTATTGCATTAAAAAACCCGGCAGCCACATTCTGTGGACATACCGGGACCGTTCTCTAGACGGATGTGGGAAACCGCCTCAACCCGTGGGGAAGCGGTCTGGAATCAAAAAAGCCGCCAATCTGGACGGCTCTGAACGCTCTTTTCCGAGCATGAAAATCTTAGTGTGTTTCATTTTAACTGTCAAGAAAGAAGCGGAAAATAAATAAACATCGCAAAACGGTCACACCTGAAGCCAGACGCCCAAAATCGTCAAGCAAAACATGATAAGAACCATCAGCATGATAAATGATACAGACCGCCCGCCATCTTCTACCTTCGACTCGACTACATCCAGACCAGCCTTTATAGCTTCAAGCTCTGCAAGTACGTCATCAATATTATTCCCTCTATTCACAATACCTTCCTAACACCTGTAATGGTTCGCCAGCGCGTCCAGCGTGCCGATTAAAATACCTCGGGCGACTGTCGTATTTTTACCTGTCCAACGGTGGTTCTGAGCATACGCACCAAGCCCGTGACCTAATCCCAGGATGTCCCATGCCGCCGTGCCGTTGATCTGACCCAGAACGTACATCGCTTGGCGTATCCGGTCCTTCGCCTCGATGACGGCGGTCGGTTCATACTCGGTCGAGGATGTGTCCACACGGTCCAGCGCCTGCATTGAAAACCGCTCGACCAACCCGGCAACGTAAAAATCATTCTGAAACTGCATGCCTGCCGCTCTGTGACGTGGTTCAATCACCCCATCCTTGACCCATCGCTCCAGAATATCGATCCGGCGCAATCGCTTTTCACCGGCCTTCATGGTTTCCTCAAGGACAACCGGATCCGGGTGCGGGTCTATCTGGATTAACTGATCGACGTATTTCATTCGTCATCCTTCGGCGTCAGTGACTTAACCTGAGCGTGCTTGTCGAGGGCTTCGAGGGTGAGGTCGAGTTGACGCGCCCAATACGCCTCGAAAGCCTTCTTTGGTGCCACCACATACCCCGCCCGCTCTATGGCTGTGAGGGCGGCGGTGGCATACTTTTCGTAACACTTCCATAACGGTTCCTTGAGAACAGTGTGTTTCGTCTTATCCGCTGTACAAATCGCCCTCGCCATCGCCTCGATAAGCTCGTCTCTATTCATTATAGACCCCCTTTAATGATGGTTGGTGGCGGCAAGTTGCGCCACTGCCTAGACAGGCGCCACGACCACACACGAGCAAGCCTTCGCTCTCTAGAATAAAGGCGAGGACACTTCCAATCATTAATCGCCTCCGCAGGCTCTTTGCCGTACATAAAAATCATTCGAATAACTCCCAGTACTCCCGCTCATGTTCAAGCAACTTGCGAAATGCATAAGAGGCCTCCGTTTCCCCATCCCGCCTATCCTTGCCGTATGTCCCGTCATACGGTTTAGGTTGGCGGTATAGGTACTCAGCGAATTCTTTGCCGTACATGTAAATCATTCGCTGGCCTCCTTCCGTGCTTGTGTGAGCATGGCTTGCAGAGTGGCGACGGAGTTATCGTTTATCACGCCCTGATTACCATTATGTTCACCCAGAAGATTCATTCTCACATCCTCAGCAGCCTCAAGCATCCCTTCGCTCGGCTCCATCAGGTGATCGAATACTGCGTCAATGGCTGCGTCTGCGATATCTTCACTCATTCGGCCAGCGGTGCGGTACTCAATAACAAGCGCAGCCACCTTCTTTCTAAGCGGCATCGTTATTCTCCAGCTTGGCGAGGGCCTTTCTGGCAACGGTATTTATTTCATACACTGATTTGTATGGGTCATCACACTCCCGCAAAGCCGTCACCAGTTCGTCGCGTTCTTGTATTAGTTTTCCTTCCGCTCGATTGTACTCGGCAAAGTCTTCGGCATTTTCAATTATCTTCGCCTCCAACTCCGCGATCCGCCTGTCCTTGGCGTCGAGGGCGCTGGCTAAACCCTCAAGGAGTTCTGCAAGTGCCTCTCGACCACCACAACCAATACACTCGCGTTCTGTTTCTGCTGCATCACGGGCACGTTCAACGATATCACTCATCATCAAGCCCCTCGCCTTCTGTGACT